TTTGTGCAGCAGAAAGACTAATAATCTCATTTCCAATTACAAGATATTTGTCTGCACCCGTTGAAATTCCTGATATAGAATCCACAGAAAGTGAAGTTGCTCCAGATTCTAAATCAGCAGAACCTGCTTCATCGAGAACTGTTGATGTCTGTAAATAGAATGCATCAATTGCAGTTCCAACTCCAGCAGAAACCGCCGAGCTTGAAAGATGTCCTCTAGTTACAGTTGCTGATGTTGTTGCTGCGCCAGCATTAACAGTCAGTGAACCACTACCAGCGACAAACTTGTAAACACCATTTTGAGTATAATCAATCGCAGTTTCAGTTCCTGCAGCAGATACATGAGAAACAAACTTAACACTAGCAGTGTTTGTAGGAACATCAACGCCAGTAATAATCCCTTTAAAGTATCCGTCAAGTAAAGAAGTTGATCCAGCACCTGCTATCACTTTTCCAGCAGCAGATTGGGAAACGCCAATACCAACATCCCCAGCACTGACAGTATTGAGACTTAAAATTTGGTCTGCATAGGAGTCAATAATAGCAACTTTAACTCCGTTTGCCCAAGAACCTGGATTTCTTGCAACTACAGTTGTTCCAGTAATTGGGCTTTCATCGTAACCCTTAAAGTTATAGTCATCAGTGCTCTTAACTTTTAAGGATACTCCTTGATCGTTAGCATTTTTAAGATTGGTGCTATCAGATCTCAACACTCTTAATTGGGAACCATATGCTAAGAAAGAAGATGCTACCATCCAACTTTCATAGTGCTTATCAACAGGAGAGGGTCCTGAGAATGTATTCAATAGAGCGTTTTCGTTTCTAATTAGAATTGGGTCTTCTACTGGACCTCTAGCAAAAGGAGCGACTAAACCGCCGATAGCATCCGATGTTGGATCAACTCTACCAGCTGTTAAATCAACTTCTCTTACTTTAATTCCAGGAGATGCTAAGTTAATTGGCATCTTTACCTCTCTCCGAATATCAGGTTATTTTCTGAAATTATTTATTAAAATGCCTACTTTCATCGGGGAAACAGTGCATGAACATCACCAATCCGGATAATCTGAATACTTTTTTTCTTTTTTCTTCTTTTTATTATTTTTCAACCTATTCCTTCTTATTCTTTCCTTTGTACATTCTTTACACTCATATGAATATGAAGATGCAATATTTGTTTTGTTTTTTCTAATTAAATAAAAATCTATCAATAAGTTTTTTACCTCTCCACAAGACCTACACTCTCTATCAAGAAATAATAAATGTTCTAACTCTACCTGATCATTTAAATCATTTAAATCCATCAAATATAATCCCACATATAAGAAGCATCTCCATATTCATCAGTATGCCACCTATCACCATTACTATCTGTAAATGATTCCATATCATTTATACCATCAACAATAAATCCAAATGGTGCCATATCTTGATCAATTTGATTTTTTTGTTCCTCATATATTCTCTTCCGAACATCATTGTCCGTCATTTCTTTAAAATAATCCTGTGCGACCAACCAAGAGAATATAACAAGACACATTGCCAAATCATCATTACACCCTTCTTCTGCTTCAAATGAATTATGCCTTTGTGCAAAAGTAGTTAATTCTGAAATAATATCATAATCTACCGTAAGAAGTTTATCATCTTCCATCAAAGTTTTTAAGTTGGAACATCCCAACTTTTTAACTGCTGCAGTCATTCTTACACCAAGTTGAGTCTTTTTGCCACTGAAACCAGATCCAACAACTTGACCTGCACGACCTCTCATAGCACACATCAAAACATTTTCATACTCCAAATCGTATTGAAGTATTGATGCTACTTGATCACCAATATCATTTACTTCTACTAACAACCATGCTTCATTATATGCTTTCGCAACATCCAAAATTATATTTGGAAATAGCATAGGTTTAATTTCGTTATTTCTATATTTTCCAACAACTCTATACGGAAACTCTGTAATATCAAAAACAATAAATGCTGAATAATCATTACCCAAACCTCTGGCAACATCAATTGTCATTAAGTAATTGTGTTCCGGTTTTGGATCTTCATATATGTCCAATCCAGCATTTCTTTTGATTGGATTTTCATATATTAAATTTTTGAGTTTTGCTGGATTGATAAGAGTATTAACCGATCCTAAGAACTCACATTCAAACTCAACACGAAACTGTTGTTCTGAGGTGTTTGCAATTGTGGTCTCTTTCCATTTTTCATCTCTCCCTGGAACTTCTGACCAGTGAACTTCAGTCGGAACATATTCATTTCTTTCTTTTTCCGCATCGTGCCACATACGGTAGAAATGATTCATACCGTGTGGCGTGGAAACAATGATTACTTTGGTGTTTTTACCAGAAGTAATAGTAGGATAAACAGATGCAAAGAAGGCATCAGCGATATGATTTGGAACGAACGCGAATTCGTCGAGAAAGAGGATGTTAAACGACATACCTCGGACAGCACTTGCAGATGTAGAAGCTGCCAATATCTTACTGCCATTTTCTAACTCCAGAGATCCTTTGTTCCAGGATATAATACCTTGTTGCATCCATCGTGGCAAGTTCTCATATGCAGTTTGTAATCTACTGAGAAGTTCTCTTGCAGTTGCTGCCTTGTTTGCCAGAATACCAATGTTCACACTGTCGTTAAAGACAGCATAATGCAAAAGATAAGATACGACTGTAGTCGATTTACCCGTTTGTCGTGGCATCTTACAGATATTAAATCTGTTATTATGAAAATTATGAATTAACTTTTCCTGAAAGTGATATGGATGAAATTGTGTAAGACCTTCATCTAGAGAGACAATCTTAATGTAGTTATTTGCAAAATATACAGGATCTTCTTTGCATTTGAGGAACTCAATAATTTGATCCTCTGTAAATTCAATCGGTGTATTTGCTTTTTTTAGATTAGGAT